CCGTTTATGCTTTGTAGATATAGGTCATCTGTTACGTTTGTCCCGCCATAAGTAATCGTACCACTTGTTGTGCCGTTTACTAGAGTGGTGTCGTAGAGGTTAATGACATTTGCATTATTTTGCCCAGCATCATAATCTGCACCATCATAGGTTCCACCATAAACATTTACCGTTACAGTTTCCGTCGTAGTTGAAACGCCCCATACAGCGTTATCAGCCCCGCCCCCATCAAGTGCAATACCCGTACAATCATACAGATTAACCGTAATTGTGTTGGCATCATCGTTATTATAAGAATAATACCCAATAGAATTATCTCCTGTTCCATCACCAGTTCCGTGAACATTATAACAATTTACCGTCATATCTATTCCAGTAGAACTATCATTTTCAAAATAAAACACATATGCCTTATCATCAGATGAAGTGGTAGAGGCTACAACATTCCTAATATCAGCACTACTGCCGTATATCCTTATTGAATATACATTACCCGAAGTGCTGTGTGTAGTGGCTAAATTCTCAAATACCAACCCTGTTAAGTCGGTGACGGTATTTATTATCCTATTTCCTGTAGCCGTACTTGTTAATGTCATATTATCTATGCGGACGTTACTTACAGCAATATCAAATATATTTTTATTGGCAGTCGCACAAGTCACGGTGGTCTTACCTATGCCCTGACCGACAATGTTTATCGCTTTCGTAATATCAATATCGTCTGTTATGGTGTAAGTACCAGAGGCGAGTACAAGCGTATCTCCTGCTGTTGCGGCATCGTGATAAGTTTCAATGCTACCAGCAAGCGGAACATGAATGACATTGCCACCTGTCCAGTCTGACTCGTCATAAGATAACAGGTCCCCAACCGTAGCATCACCGGATAAAGACAAAGCCCCATCACTCGCAGAATGTACATAAGTTATAGAACCTGTACTAGCATTGTCAGCTACGATGTCATCAAACTGTGATACTACACTTCCAGTACCAGCTTCAACTATACCATAAGAAGCTCCACCAGTATCTACAGCATGAAGATGGTTAAACATACTTCTCAATGTAGTAGTACCTGCCATGTATATCGCATAAGCAGTTCCCGCCCCAACAGTGACGTGAATATCATTACCCATAGCTTCACTAGCACCTGAACCAATAAGATAGTAACCTCCTGCAAGAGTTGCACCTATATCAGTTACCTCTATCACACACTGATAAACTTCAGCCAAACCAGAACCAACCGCGTAAAAAGCTGAAGTTATAGAAGAGGTATCTGTGGCTAACGCACCACCGTCTATATCTATGATAGTTCTTTTACATTCTATCTCAGCAGATGTTCCTAAAAGAACCGCTGCTTTTAGAGCTGTTGAACCGGTAGTATCATCTACTCCGTTATCATAATCTATTGTTCCAAAAACTGTTTTAATTTCACAATCGCCCGTAAGCGTTATGCAAGAGGGTTGTACTGTTGTAGTTACAGAAGCGTTTACCGATTGAATATGGCAAGACTTAAAAGTAGCTGCACCAGTTGACCCCGTTACTGTAGCTACAGCTGAAGTTGCACCTGATACTAAGAGTTTAATATTTTCTACTCTGATACCTGACCTTGAATTAAAGTCGAGTACATTAGCAGTTACTTGAGTGAATATTATTTGTGCAGCTTTACCTATACCTACAACAGCTATATTGCTAGCACCAAATATACCAGTATCTGTATAGGTGCCTGGATATACCAACAAAGTATCTCCGTCTGTCATGGCTGCTATAGCAGTTGACATATCAGTGTAATCACCCCCTGCTTGAGCGAGAGTATACACATCAGTATATGGAGTTACAAACGTTGTTATAGTGCCTGTACCTGCCACATCAAGATTAGCATCAGTCTCTATATCACCTTCTACATAGAGTTCTCCCGCTGCTGTTGCCACCCCTGGAGAACCAGTGCCAATCTTAATTAAAGCTGTTAAAAAATCAAGCGTATCAGTAGTCTCATCATTAAAAACAAGTCTACCCTTAGCAGCACCCAATCCTATCCAACTACCATCTGCCATAGTGATACTGGTTCCCAAAGCTATATTGGTGATATAACCGTTTGCCCAGTATAGAGAAGACGACCCTAAATTGAAAGTATTGGTTTTGCTTGGAACAATACTTACCAAACAACGCATTAAATAATTTCCGACAGCATTCCACTCACCGCCCTGTCCAAAACCATACGCCATTATTGGAGTAAATATTAATGACAATATTAATAACGTGAGTAATACTTTCTTCATTAGTACCTCCTTAATTATCCGCTTGCACTGTTAACGTAGCCGCCACCGTAGTAGCAGCTCCATTAGCAGCACTACCCGTTACTACTATTTTTATGAACTTACCCATAATAGGACTAAACTCAATTCGACGCGATGTTGTTATCTCAGAACCCACCGCTACGATGTCCCCTATATCAACGCCAGCAGTATTATAACAAGTAGCAAACGTTCCAGTTGCAGTTTTACAGCTTGTCATTTTAATACTCACTGAATTAGTACCTGTGCCCGCTAAAGCGATATCTATCACCATAGCAGCCCCTCGATAAGCACTCATATCCACCGCTTCTGATGTTAATACGGTGGTGGTAAAACAGTTTGTCGCCGTACTCCATAAACCATGATTTGATATTCTACCTTTACCCATTGTAACCTCCTTTAAATATAACGTCCTTGAACTTCATCCGTATAAAAATTAGAACGTGAGGTTTCCACCCAAAGACTATCATCGGATGAATACACGAAGCTAATAACGGTGCCTTGTTTCAATGTTATCGCTTTATCCTCTCGTAATGATAAACCCGTGCCATCTTCTAATGTTACTGTATACGTATCTGAATTACCTTCTAATGTTAATAAATCTTCATCTGTTCCGGCCGCTATTTGTGGGTCTGCTGTTATATTCACCGCAGCACTATCCCCTTGTATAAGCATATAAGATTTCGTCCTAGTAATACCACCAGCAGCTGTTATGCTAGTAACCGTTTCCGCACCGGCATCTTGTTTTCCATAAAAACCCCACGGATATTTAGAATCAATATCAGCTTCATCCAAACATGCTTTATCTACCAATAAGCCTTTATGCCTTATCAAATCTTTCTTTTTAAAGGTAAAGCCGCAAATATCACAATCATAATAAGACTCATCATTTTGGCGACTCATAAATTAATTTACCTCCTTGAACATCTTGTATTATGCCGCCTAATGAAAGTACTTTATAATGGTCACACCGTTGGTCGAAATCCATATATATTTTAAAACCCAATGTAGTCAATACTTTTGAAAAGGTAATATCCTCGCTATCTAACATCTTGAAATGTCCTTTTGAATCATGTCCGTATCTCATCTGAAAACAAGGATAATTCACTGCTTTTTGTAATACTTCCTTACGTATCAGAACACAACCTAAACCGATAGCATATACACGTTGCATTCCATTAGCTAAAAAGGAAAGAGGTTTGTAACTTTGTTTCTCTTTATCAAATCCATAACCGGAAGCAATAATACGTCCGTCTATGTAGAGAGGATAATTACCCGCCATAACAGCTTTGTCATGGGCATATAATTTTTCAATAAGATTCATAGGAGGCGCTACATCAGAATCTATGAATAATAAATGGGTAAAATCTTTTTGAGCTAAAAATTTAGCTACTATAGCGGTCCGAGAATCTTCTACAGAAAGGGAGCCCATACCGTAAATAACACGGAAACTACGCTGGGCCTGTACCAATAACCACGTCTCCGTAGCGAGACGACAGCCGCTACTGGTAGGTACTCCTATTAAAACAGTACTCGCTAAAGGATGCTCCGGCATGAATACATCCTTAACTCGTTTTCTTTGCCGCTGGTTTATTTGTCTTGAAAATAACGCCACCTTTTACTATCTTTACACCAGCAGCAACACATGCCTTACAAAGTTCTGTGCTTATACCTAGCTCGCCACAATTTCTGCATTCCATTTTAAATCTCCTTCTATTTAGTAAGGCACCCCCCGTTAAGCAGGAGGGTGCCTATTTGTTTAATGTCCATGTCCTGGTAAATCATCATGGATTTCGTTACACTTAATCATGACATCATTAACCTTGACCGTTAATTCAGCTATCTTAATGAGTATCTCATTTGCAATTAAGCCAGTGAGTTTATTTTGTGTGGCTACTGTTAAATGAGACATAGCATAATCATCGAGAAGGTCTATCTTACCGTCCCCATCACATATAACACATGGGGCAGCCAGGTAAGTACCAGTACCATTACATCTACGACAATTAAATTCCATCTATTCCTCCTACGTTAGCGGTTCGGCTGTTATACCAACATAGTTTATGCCAAGAGCAAGTACACTCTCAGTCTCTACGAGATTTCCAGTAACAATGTTAACACCATGATTACCGTCAATACAATAATCACCGGCAGTCGCAGTGCCAATATGTATAGCTATAACACCACTTTCTGCGCCAAAGAACACATTGTCCAGTATCTTAGAATTTGAAACTTCATCCGTGCAATACATGTAAATCTGACCACTTCCTATACAGGTAATAGTGTTCTTAGCGAATAAGAATTTATACGCCTTTTTCATAATAAGAGCAGCGTTAGTGGACTGGTCTCCTGCTGTTCCCCCTTTCCAGAACTCATTGTTGAGTATGGAAATAGAATCCGCATTAAAGCTGCTTGAACCACACTTCATTATGCTGCCTACCTGTGCTGCTGCATAGAAGTAGTTATCATGGATATAACAACCATAAGCGTTCGCAGCGTCAGCTACAGTTATGGCATTGTAGGTAGTGCCGCCATACGGTGTAAGCCTAAATCCTGCAACTTCAACACCATGCGCATTTATAGTTATGATATTTGCTGCAACATTACCCCACTGCCTAATTTCAGTCTGAGTAAATGTCTTGTTCGGACCAGTTTCAACAGCAAGCAACTTCAAATGGTCTTGCGTGATAGCTAGTACTTTTGTAGGCTTCCACTGACCTGGATATACCCATATTGTGTCGAAATCATCCGCTACATCTAAGGCTGACTCTATTGTAGTATGTACTCTATTCGTACCATCAGGATGAGTACCTTGCATGGTAGGATACCAATTACCATAATTAGTATCTGTAGTTTTCCTTACATGATACTGTTTGCCCATTACTGGTGCAGCACTACCGTAAAGAACTTGACCAAAACTTGATACTCCATTTGGAAATTTTGTTATACCCATCTTCTTCCTCCTTTTTGGGACACTTGTGTGCCTCGGGGTAGGAGCTCCTATAAAAGGAGCCCCATCCCGACTTACCCGTTACGCTCCAGGAACTCCATACAAACCATAGGGTTTGTTGAATTCCACAGAGTCTCTATATGTGGTCTTAAACTTCGCATCCCCTGTGTCGAAGTCACTATCTTTTGCAAAGGTTGTTGCACGTCTGTTGAAATAAATAAGACCGTGCACATCGCCGGTAATAAACCAACTATCGGCGTCAGTTAGGTAATGCCATACCACTAACTGAAGGTTTCTGCTTCTAATTGCATTTATCGAATTATTAGCATCTTCAGGAGACTGCGCTGATTGCAGTAACTCCCTGGCCTTGAACTCATTTTGAGGAGCAACTAAAAGGATGCGTGGTGTGATAACTTGTTGCATTGACCTATCATCCGTAATAGTTTCAAAATTTTCAATACCACTTTGCAAGGTCCCTGCATTCAAATCAGCAGCCGCTGATGGTTCATTAGCCCATGTGCCTCCTCCAAGGCGTAAATGAGCATCACTAAATAACTCAAGAGCATCTCCACCAGTATGATACGTAGTTACAAAACCATTGTTGAAAATACTGGCTACATTGACTTCTTTAGTCTCGCGAGCGGATGTACCTAATCCTGCCGCCATATCATTCATGACATCATACAAGTCATCTTCTATCATTTCCTCGGTTACTTTAAATCCGAGGCCATATGTTTTATGGGTCCATCTCTTTGTGGGACCCTGGATTGGCTCATCATATTCGATAGCCTGACCTTCCGGTTTCTGCGGGACATATCCAAATCCTGCATAATAGGCACTTTCCTCAAAAGCCCTTGTTGATTCGCGATAATTTACGAGCTGTCTCCAAACTTCAGGACGCTCTTTAAATTTCATCAACATAAGGGAGAAGAGGCCAGGCACCACAGTTTTACTAAATGTAGACCTATTCATGCTTTACCTAACCTCCTTAAATTGAGTCGCCGCCCTCTTCAGTCAGCTGCTGGTGATAATTTATTTTCACAATCCATTTGGCATAATCGCCAACCGTATTACCTTCAATATCTTGAAGAGCAAGTATACGCAACTGCGCATTTGTAGACGTGGTAACAGAAGAAGCATCTAGCTGAAAGCCACTCCTGTTCCTAAAGGTATTTGCTGCTGCATACAACAAATCAGCATTCATTGCTACATCTGCTGTTGTCAAAGCAGTCCCCTCCGCGTCTTCTTGAATTAGAAACTGCTGATTCGGGTCATCCGCAACCAAAGCGTAGCCGACAGTAGCATCTGTCAAAGTAGCCAAAGGTGCTTTACTAGAATCGTAAAGACCTATTACTGCTCCACACAGATAATTACCAGCTCCCTCTGTAGTACGAATTATCAAACCAGAACCATCTAAAGCGACAGGGTCCCCTATATAAAGCGCCGTACCTGCATCGGTAACATTGTAAAGCCTACACCTAACATTACCATACGGCATATTTACGGGGGTTAAACCCTGTGGAAAATTAACGTTTGCCACGTAAACCTCCTTTAAAAATCACGGCCTTGTTGATGGTCCCCAGCATTATTGTTATTCTGTTCCTCCGGTGATAATTTAGCTTCATAAAAATTATCCTGTTTAGGTAATTTTTTCATTTTATCCCTACGCGCTTTATCTATACCACGTAACCGAGCATTCCGGTCTTTAGCAGCATCTTCGGGCATAAAAGCTAGAATTAAGCCGCCTTTTTCAACGGCACCGTGTATTCCAAAAACAGATGAATGGATAAAAGGTGCATTTTGACGTGTACAAATACTCCATTGTTCCACCTCAGTAGCACGTGCTATTTGCCGTTCAGTCTTACCTACCCACTTAAAACGATATTTTTTACGCATCGCTTCACAGCCTTTTGGTAAAGCATAACGGTCAAAGTTAACGGGACGCTTGACTTGCGCGTGAAGTATATCTTTAGGTTGCCGCGTTACCACGCTGGCTAGGTGTGCATCCGGTCCAGTTAATATTGTTTTCGGTGCTTCAACTGGAGGAGCTACGGGTGCTACTGGAGTTTTAATTTCATCTTGGCTCATGCTGTGTACCCCCTATTAGTTTCTTTGTTAACGATTTGTTTATAAACCTTCGGGTCTATTTGGTGTTGCTTACAATATGTAAGCTGTGCTACACTCAATTCTTGAGCTGGATTTATATTACCCCCAGCAGCACCACCTTTCATTATAATTCCCGAATTAACACGTGCGCCTCTATTAGGGTCTAACATTGCATTGCCACCAGTTGGTATTGCATCCGTATTTGGTGTTGCATCCGCATTAGCAGGCGTAGCATCCGCTCCGGTTGCCATTACTTCTTCCATTTCACGCATAGCAAATAAAGGTCCTTTTGCTAATTTGAAATAATCAGGATTTGTAGCACATATCTGATTATACAACTGATACTCCTTACTATTTCCATCCTTAAGTGCTGGATATTTTTCAAGAACCGTTTTTCTTGAAATCGTTAAAACATCTTGAAAATCTTTACGGGAATTTTGTTCTCCGTAAACTTTAACGGCAATTTCTTGTATAGTTCCTATTGGGTCCGCCACAAGCCGTTTTTCTATAGGTTCGCCGGATACTCCATCCGTGCTTCCATTAGGATTCCCAATATTTTGTAAAGCCGACGTAATACTGTTCAGATGTTCCTTTAGCTCATTCACAGTGCCTTTCAGCTGTGTATTTTCAACGCGCATAGAGGCAAAAGCAGCATTATCTTTGCCTGGCGGTTTAACAGCTGGCGCCCCACCGGTAGGCGTCGAATCATCTGGTGCCGGTTCAATGTTATCCGCATCCGCTGGATTAACAACAAGAGGCTCTTTTACTGGAGCAGGGGCCGAGCCTTTATCCCCGTCCGAAACTGGGGTAGCAACAGCGTTCCCGTTAGCGTCTACAGTAACCGCAACCGGAGCTGCATCTACATCCCGACATACAACTTTCTTTAACATGTTCCTCCTCTCTAGTTTTAACAAGACTAGGCAACTTAATAAATTTCCGACCCGTCTTCTTCTTTTAACGGTGTTAATTTTTTCGCTATTTCATCTATATGCACCGTCATTACGTTTTCAATAATATCTTGGGCCTGTGTAGCTAAACGCGCTTTTTGCCCTACCGCTTCATTAGAACCTTCTCCACGTAACCATCTCTTAACATCTTTACTGTAACGTTCTTTTACGGCCTGTAAATGGTCTTTAAAAACAACAGCCATTGGGTCACTCCACCATTTCATAAAATCATTGTATTGCTGCGTTTGCCTCTCGTGGTTGAGCGGCGCCTGTTTTTTGTCCATCTTCCGGCCCTCCTAACGCTGTCTTTAATTTACCTTGCAATCTTTGCTGATGTAAAGCAACATGTGCTCCTATAATTTGACGTATTTCTGCTGGTAATTCTCGTGTTTGTAACATTCCCATATGTCCTGGTATATGTTGTATATCAATATCAGTAGGATTAACAGGGAGCATTTCTCCTTGTAACATACGTGTATTTTCAATATTTATCACTTCTAAATCGGGATTAACACCAGGATTAGGTCCAATAACAGAATCAGGGTCTGGATGCTTCATAGCAACCAGTACTTCATTCGCTACTTGCCACGTACGTTGTATATTGGTTATCACTAAGGGATGTACACTAAAGGTATCAAATACCCACATAGCTAACTTCTGTTGCGCTTCTGTGGATGTTAAAGTCATATCGGGGATACAATAAGCATCCGCTTCTTCCAAAAAGTTCATTTGTAAAGCCATATTAGGAAATAAAGGAGCGCCTGTTTCTCCTACGATTCTTTCTGCATAACCAGCAGGTGCATTTTGATAATACAAATAATACAATTCAGTCAATAATTGACTCCATCCACTTGCAACACGTCTCATTATCGGACCCATACGTATTTCAGCATGTGCTACGATTTGGTTAGTTCGTGTTGCAGAACCCGTTCCCCCTACGAGCTCATCTTCTTTACCCATTTGATAAGAAGAAGCCGCGGTAAGACGTTCTACAAACATCATAACCGTACGTATAATCATCATAAATTTTTCAGTATTTCGATTACGCGTAGGCATATAAACATTTTGTACTGGATTTTCTACAGGGAGCCACACATTGGGTCCTAACTCTACTTTGTCAGGGTCAAACCCCGAAGTAGGATGATAAAACCCACTAGGCATAATATCAAGCGTATTAGCATCATTAGCTTGATTAAATTGAGCATCTACTTCATCCGATAATGGTTTTGCAAGTTCTACATACCCTATACCTAACAACTGACTACCTCTTTTCATACATGGAGATACCACAAAAGGTCTTTTATTCCTCTTATTAACTGTTCTGAGTAATTTACCTGATAGATAAGTACGGCTATTCTTTTCTACCCATATCACACATTCTTGTGGTCCGCGGGGGTCTTCTACATCCATACGTCCATACCATTCTAAAATTACTTGTGGGAAGTTGCGCATTTGAGCATTATATTTAGCCCGTAGCTCAACATTTTCTTCCACTTTAGCTATGGGTCCTATGTCTTTTTCTAAAGCACTAGCGGCTGTTTTTTGTAAAGATTCTGTTTTATTCAAAAACTGTCTTTTGGCTATATGCTCATTAACCTCTGCAAAAGACATTGGTATTTTATGAATAATAGGATGAGGTCCTTGCACGCTTTCCGCTCCTGGTTGAAAATACATAGCATCTATTGGAACTGTAATTACATGCGCGCCTTCTTTAAGGGTAGGCATAAATTCCGTAAACGTACCTCCCGTTTCCATATTAGGTATTTTCCTTGGTAGATAAGCCTCTTCTTGTTTCCAACTATACTTAAAAATACCAGCTCCTAGCTTGGTACATGAATGTACGTAATCATCTAAAGCGTCATATAACGAAACACCCACTTGCGCTATCCAAGTCATAAACTTATTCAATCTACGAACTCTATCATTATCCGTACGTTCGCCCGGTCTAAAAGTAACCTCCCCACCTTTCCACACAGAAGCTAAATACTGCGAATGCATTGTTTGCTCGATAGCCGTAGTTAACCGCATCGTCTTATTAGAACACCCCTTGAAAGGCTTCGTTTTTGGCTTACGTACCCCCTCCCATGTTTCTAAAAGAGCGGTTAGTTTATCTTCCCAAGACGTACTACCAGCACTTTTATCTTTAGCTTGGCGTGCTTCTTCTGATACTTTATAATCAAGCATTACAATTTCAACCAATTCTTTTTGACGTTCTTCCTCAAAAGTGATTTCCAAAGGATAAGCTTGACGCATCATTTCAAATTGCTGAATTTGTAATAAAGCCTCTTCTTCTGAACCAGGAACAGCGTTATTTTCTTCAGGCATTACCAACTCCTTAAGTGATGTTCTGCTCTACGTCCAACTTGACTAAACCAATCACTACGTTGCATTTCGCTTCGTACATCATCCGATTTCCCTTGTTGAATAGCTTCTCTCATATTAATAAACGAACCAAGACTCTTACCACCCATATTATACGCCATATCGGTCAATATCGCTTGTTGCATTGACGAGAGTTTTTCGAAGACCGGCGCTCCAACATAAGCACTAGCGGTATAACCAGCGGTATTATAAATAGCATCAAAAATCTTATCACCTTCTTCTCTCTCCATATAATCTCGTCTATACATGGGATACGTATTCAAGTTGAAACCATAACCTTGATGCGGTACCCCGTTTACGTCGTACTCTTCCGGGTGGAACCCTCCCTCGAACCCTCGAGTCATCGCTTTCCCATCAATGGTAGCAGGAGCACCAAACAATGTTTGTCCTACGCGTTGTCCTACTTCCCCTAACCACCCTGAAACGACGCCTAAGGGGCCGGTAGCTGAATCCTTGCTAGGTGTCCGAGGAACATCTAACTGGTTTGTCAACATCTCAGACGCCGCTCTTTCTTCATACCCCATTAATAATACTCCTCTCCTTCTCCCATAGTAGGCCTATACAGCTTACTCTTCCTCGGCCCTGCCATTCGATACATCTTCTCACTTGCGTATATAGCTAAAATAAAGCTGTCTGCTTCATCCGGACTAGGCAAACCGCGCTTCTTCATCTCTTTCTTCGACTCAACCTGTATCTTCCCTGACCTGTCAATGACCGTATACTGAACGGCGCTGAGCTGATTGATGAGCTTCCCGTCCTTCCCCTTATCCAAAACGATTTGTCCCGTACGGAAACGCTCCCTTGTTGTCCAATACATCTCGTCACGTATCCCTCGGAACATTCCCCGATTGCGCGCAGATTCACTGAAGTTGATTCCAATGGCTGGAAGTCGGAGCTCAAGTAACCTATCAATTACACCACCTCCTACCCCTGTGTCATCTACCGCTATCACGTTGGGTCTTTCTTCGTTATACAACCTTACTACTTCGTTCGCTACCGTCATCGTATCTTTACCTTGGAGCCTCCACGAACGTTTGATGGGTGGTTGAAACACCGTTATCACTGTTGAATCATCGCCATACCGCGCTACATCCACCCCCATGTACTTGCTCCGCTCTACATGCTTCGCTGTTCTCGCGCATGCATCCATACACCAGCTTAACGGAATCAACGTGTTGGCACCTTCTATTGGAAACTCTCCGAGCACCCGCGACATGAATAACGGTGAATGCTCACCCCATTCAGAGCGCCTGTCGTCCACCCAGCGCTTCGTTGTTAATCCGGGGATGACTTCCTTCCCTTCAATCACATTGGGGCACTCGAGACAGCTAATGTGGATTTGGTTATACTGCGCCGCCGACTCTCCGTTGAACGCTTCAAAGAACGGACCACTAGGACTAATAGGGTTGCCTATACCAACGAACTTATTATTCTCACCCGTCATCAATCCTTGCGCCGCTTCCCAGATAATGGGCTGTACACCAGGCGCCTCATCGAAGATTACCAATAGGTTTGGACTGTGGAACCCCTGAAAGCGCTCGGCTTCATCCGTGGATAAACCCAAGGCGAACCAATCTTCAGACTCAAGAGTGAGTGCTGTTCGTTTCAAACGTCCGCCAAGCGGAACGCGGGCCCCGCTATATGTGCGTCCAATCTCTTTCCAAAGAACATTCTCCACCTGAGTCCAAGTAGGAGCCGTCGTGATTACTTTTGACGGGAAGAAGCTCATCAACCACCAAAGAACTAACTTCGCAACTGCATGTGTTTTACCGACCCCATGTCCACTTCGCACCACTGTCTTACGATTATCTCTTACCGATTCAAATATCTGCTGTTGCTTAGACCATAGAGTACCACCTAAAACTGCATCATTGAAGAAGAGCGGGTCCTTGCGAAAGCGCTCTAGCATCTCCTTGGTTTGTTTCGAGTTCAATCGTTCCTTTGGGTCTATGTGCATTCAGTATCATCCCTGCTAGGTTCACGTTGACCGCAATACCCACATCGGGCTTCTTGCGTATGTAGTTCTCCCACCGCTCGTACACCAACTCTATCGCCTTGACGTCCCCCGCCTTGGCCTTCAAGAACAGACCTTCGTCTACCTCGAGGAGGCGCAAGATGTACTGGGCGCGGCGTTTCTGCAATACCTGCATCATCCATTCCGTGTTCTCTTGCTTCAAACCTGCAAGCGTATCTAGTGACACCCCTTCAGCGCTGCAGAAGAACGCATCATCCTTCTCGTTGTTGCTCGGATTTGCTTTAAATTCTATGTATTTTTCAATCATGTTATCTTTTGGGTCTTCGATTACGTCCCCCTCGACGTGGTTTAATGTCTCCTGCTTTACCTACTCTCGGTGTTGCTCCTGTTCTACAGCTTCCTTTTCTAGCCATTTTGCTCCTTTGCGATTCAGCTCCTATATATAGGAAGTATTTGTACCTATATATATAGTATAGCGCGGCAAAAGCTAAAAAGCAAGCGTGGTACGTCTTGTGCGGATAGCCTTAGCGGCCATAATATATAGTTGTGCGGTGGTTATGAAACACTACAAATAGCGCACCGAGTATATTCCGCCCCCCCGCAATACGACTTCGAGGGGGGTGCCTGCCCCAAAGGCAGTTTTTCATGGTTATGAACACGTTATGAACAAGATATGCACCGGTGTTCATAACTTTGGTATTATAGTCATATTATCTATTAGTGTATCTGAAACGCTGATAGTCTATGTATTATTATGTAAGTATATCCAATTAGCAGGAAAAACGCTAGCTTGCCTTTTCGCAAAAAAGCAGTATACTTTATAATGAGCAAGGCAACGCGCTCATTCAATGTATATATACATTGAATATGTTCTTTGAAAAGTTGAAT